TTTCTTGAAGAGAAGTTTATTCCATTCCTACTAAGGAATGGAGATTTGATTTACGACTTATATTTTACAACAAGAATGCCTCCATTCATGCAAGATGCAATGGGGGACGTTTTTCGTACCAATGCTGATGCTCAAGGGTCAGCACAAAATGCATTATATGTGTCAGAAAAGACTGGTATCCCTCTATCAGCAACCTTTAACAATATATGGGTCAGACCAGACCAAAAGAATCTGAATGAGTTCATCGAGAACTTTAAGTTTCTATATGATAATGGTGTAAGGTGTGCAACTATACCTCATACATCATGGGTTATGACTGGACAGATTCAGAAAGAGTTTCCAGAACTAGAGATTAAGAATACTATCTTACGAGAGGTATCTAAACCTAATGAGATTGTATCGCTTGCGAGTGCAGGTTTTCATTATATTAACCTTGATAGGGATGTAATGAGAGATAGAGATCTGTTAGTACGCATTATGGATGCGAAGAAATATTGTGAAGAAAAGGGTAATCCTATCAAACTATCATTACTTGCTAATGAGCATTGTTGGGGTGGGTGTCCTATCATGCCAGAGCATTATCAATATAATGCAACAAGAGTAGGAAGTGACCCTCAATACTTTAACAGTACCATAAGTCGTGTGTCATGCTCACGTTGGGATGCTCATGATGCTGCACATGAACTGAAAGCAGCAAACATTCCACCTTGGAAGAAAGACTGGCAAGAGTTCTTAGATGTAGGTATTGATGTATTCAAGTTGCATGGTAGAGAAGATGCCATGAGACTGCAAGAATCTATGGATCTCATTGAAAGATGGAGTGACCCTACCACCAAATTAATGTTCCCTCACTTTGAGGAGTACATGGAAGATGTGGACATGCCTGATGCACCTATAAATATCTGGCGAGAGAAGATCAAAACATGTCGATTTGATTGTTGGGATTGCAACTATTGCGAATCTGTGCTAGACTCTCGGTTAAAGAAACAAAAGCGTAAAATGAATCCACTCGTAGACCATGCTATTCGAGCAATTGATGGTGCGGTCGATAACAACTCAAACTTTAATCCCAAAGGTTATAACGTACTTGGTCTTTCATCTAATAAGGTAAGACACTTGCTTAATAACCTATGCAATGAGCGTGGGACAGTATATGTTGACGCAGGTGCATACATGGGTAGTACAGTTTTTGCTGCACTCATGGGTAATACTGCTGTCAAAGCATACGCTATTGATGACTTCCAAGATGAAATCATTAAACCTAAACGTAAAGACTTACATAAAGATTACAAGGACATCACAAACCCAGTTGATGAGTTTATTCAGAATGCTGAGAAGTGGATGAACACAGATTGCTCTATTGGTTTCTCTGTTAAACCTATTCAAGCAGTGGTATTTAATCCTGAGTTCCCACCTCGTGTAGTATTCTATGATGCTGCTGTAGATGATGACATGGTTCCTAATCTAGAACATATCCATAAGTATGCTGAAAAGGATTACATTCTTGTAGTTGATGATGCAAACTTTGAAGGTGTGATTGATAAGATTAGGGAGTTCACTAAGGATAAGAATGTTATCTGGGATAGAACTATTTTGACAGAGACTGCAGAAGACTCTAATGATTTTTGGAACGGTGTTTACCTTTGTGTAATTGAAAAATGATTTTATTTTCTTTCATTCTATCCATTCAAACATTATTTGCTAATCACATACCAGTGATGTATGTTCAAGTACCTCAGTGGGCAGATGATTGGGCAGTGTGTGCTGTAGATATTCCAGACTCAGCATGTCACTGGTATATCGTGTCACCTGATTTTACAGGTGAAGGATTTGACTGGGAGACAGCACCATGGTTTAGTGCTGAAGGACTCATTGATGTAGCACCAATGCAGAAGGAAACAGTATTACAGAAGTTACAAGAGAAATGATTGATATACAAGAGAATTTTCTACATGATGGTGAGTTTGAGCATCTTTATAAGATGATGATGAGTTACAATGTTCTTTGGGAAGCATCTAAGATTGTTGATGATGCACCTCACAACATGAATCGTAACATGCAAATGTGTCATTTCTTTTATGATAGACATGCACCTACCGATAAAACTATTGAGATTCTTTACCCTGTATTGCAAAAAATGCAACCTTGTGCTATGATCAAATGCAAAGCAAACATGGTCATGGGTACTGATAGTCTCGTGGAACATGGTATGCACATTGATATACTGGACGCAGATGACCGTCCTTATATTAAAACAAGTATCCTTTACATGAACACATGTGATGGTTACACATTATTTGAGGATGGTACTAAGGTAGAGTCTGTTGCTAACAGGTTCGTAACATTTCCAAATGGTTTAAAACACACAGGTACATCAACTACAAACGCATCCTTTCGGATGGTAATCAACTTTAACTATGTTTAAAAAACTACTTAATCGTTACTTCAAACTCTTAAAAAAGATCGATGAGAGACACTATTGGCCTCTGTTTATCTTCTTATCATGTTATTTCGTGATCCCATACAGTGAGTTTGTTGTTACAGCATTAATTCTTCTATACTTTAAGTTTGAAGCACAGTTTCGTAAGATTGGTGGTAAACTTGTAAGACCTCTTCCTGAGTGGTTGAGGATCGGTGGTTCTACTATCTTCTTCCTTGTTATGTTAGATGATACACTTGCATATTTGAGTATCATTGCTATTGCTTTTTGGAGTAATAAAGAACTTAAGAAGAGAGAAAAGCAAGAGCAACTAGAGAGAGAAGAAAAAGAAAAAGGTTTAATGTAGACAAAATGTATAAATAAGACTGTAAGTCTTATTGAGTAGGTTAGATGTCTCAGTTAAATGTAGGTACTCTGAATGTGGGAACTACCCAGTTTACTGGTGACTCGACCACGTTAAATACTGCACCTGCCAGTGATCTGACTGGATTTCTTACTGGTACACCCAGTGCGAACCATTCGATCATGTGGAACGGTTCAGCATGGGTTCCCACCGCAATGGGTGGAAGATTGTTAGGGATGAATGTATATACATCGCAGAATGGTACTTGGAACTCTAAGAGTACATCAGGTGGTAGTGGTACATGGACTAAACCATCTGGTTGTAGTAATGTTCTTGTATATGTCACAGGTGGTGGCGGTGGTGCAAGAATTAATGATAACACCTATCGTGGTGCAGGTGGTGGCGGTGGTGCTACTTCTATTAAATGGATTGACGTGTCAGGTGTTAGTACAGTAAGTTATACTTACGGTAATGGTGGTGCTTATGTAAGAAATGGTGGTAGAGCAGCATCAGGCGGTACGTCATCGTTTGGTTCATATTGCACTGCAACTGGTGGTCAAGGTGGTCAATCAGACAACCCTCATCAGGGTGGGCCAGGGGGAAATGCCAGTGGTGGAGACATTAATTTGCCAGGTGGTGGTGGAGAAATGTCACATGGTTCAAACAATGAAGGTGTGGCAGGTTCATCATTCTGGCATAAAGCAGGTTCATCACACCATTATTATAACAACCAAGAAGAAGTCACTCATGGACAATGGGGTTCTGGTGGTGGTCATGGTTATTATTCACAACACTCTTACGCATACAACAACTCAAATGGTGGTGCAGGAGTCGTAATCGTTTACAATTATTCTTAAGTCACATGAAAGCACTAGTACACACTACAGCAGGTCTCGTTTGTCAGTTTGTAGAAGACGCAGACACATTTGAAGCACATAGCGATTACGCATGGAAAGATATCGATGAAACTGGATTATCTTTTGTTGCAGGGACAGACCAACCCCCAGATTTTGCTTATGATCAATCAACGGATACTATCTCAAGAAAAACAATAGCACCTGCACCATATGATCTGCAGAGAAGGTTTGCATATAATGAACTACCAGAACAACTCGATCAACTCTGGCATGACATTGATGATGGTAAACTAGGAGAAGACGCAAAGACTGGCATCTGGTACAACGGAGTCAAGAGTACGAAAGACGCATATCCAAAGGGTTGACACCTGACTGGAAATCCATTATAATACGAGGGTTCACTTGGTAAAACCAATGCCCTCTTTTATTTTGACCGCAACTGACGAAGACGGAACTGTCACAACTAAGGAGTTTGAAGGAACTATCCTACAGGATGTGGTGGAAAAGACCTCTGACTTCCTACATGGTGTCGGTTATGTTTTCGATGATCTCTATGTTATCGAAGAAGAAGTGGAGGACAATGATGTTCTTCCTTTCAGTGATGTTATGGAAGCAGTTCGGAATTCCGTAGCATCCGAAACTGAGGTATAATCCTCGGTTTCATATATAAAATGTAGTTTACTTTAGAATAAAATCTAAGTACAAATGGGTAAGACGTTTAGGCGGGGTGGTAGCGAAAAAGGCAACTACTCCTACGGTAAATCTATCCGAGACAAAAGGACTCGGAACTCGAAATCAAACTTTCTCGAAGACACAAATGGCAACTACAAGTCAAAAACAAATAGACAACAAAAATTCAATGCTCACGTCCAAGAAGAGGACTGGGGATGACATGGATTTCTATGAAGATGTTGACATGCTAGAGTTCGATGATGGTTCTGAAGTAGACACTAATCTTGACTATACAACACAATACTAATGACATCAAATGACAGAACGTGATGAAAAATTCAATCGGGGATTGACTCTGTTTGAAGAGTCATTACATAAACCTGATCATAAACTCAGGGCATGTGCGTTAAACCAAACATGTCTTGACGAACTGCTCGAAATACGAGATCATGTGTTAGAGTACACCCAGTCATTACGGAGAAGAGAGGATGTCTTACCTCTACCATAGTTCTATGTTTGATATAGACGAGAAGAGTCTATTAAAAGAGTCTCTCGTTAAATACGTTTCGTATTTACAAAAAAGATTCTTCAAAGATAAGAATATCTCGGAAGAAGATTATCATCAACAAATGAATCATATTGAATCAATTGTTGGAAAACTACATCTAAATGATCTCTATAAATTATGAGTATTGAAATGTTCTGCCCTCAGTGGTATTACGTTGAGAGCGTACCTGTTGAGTATCAGGCACAAATTGAAAAATTATTTGAACCGCAGATCAGAGACGAGAGTCTATATGTGCAATCCCCTTGGGATTGTAACTGTTTATCTACATTTCAATCTAAAAGTAATTTAGATCTACCTTGGAATGACTGGTTAGAATGTTGTAGGTCAACACTTGACAAGATGATTGACGCATTGCAACCTAAAATTGATATCGAAGTAGTACCTCAGGAAGCATGGGCAAATCTATATACTAAAGGTATGCATCAAGAGTACCATACACATAGTTTACCAAACTGTAATCTAAGCATGTGTTACTTGTATGATGTACCCGAAGGTGACCCATTGTTTCGGTTCGTTTATAATGGACATGATGACTATAAAAGGTCAGGTCTAACCGAAGCATTCGATATGCCCATACAAACGAGAATCGTCCCTAAGGCAACTAAAGGAGACCTTATTATATTTCCCTCGCATTATCCTCACTTCGTTGCTCCTAACCCCTCTGATGCCCCTCGCATCACATTCTCAGGGAACCTGTACGTTGTGCCAAACAACAAAGCGTCACAGGACACTCCCACACCATAAAATTCATGCTATGATTACTCCTGTAAACAAACCTCAGACTTCTATCGGCATCATTAAGTCGATCAAGAAGGCACTCAAAGAGGCAGACAATGACCCCTTTCTTTATTCAATCGATGAAATCAAAACTCTCAAACGCAAAAAGCGTGAATGGCAAGACCTTGAACGCAGGGCGAACATCGAAGAACGCAATGGGTTCGGTCAGTACCTATAAACTGGACAATGTAAACATCGAGTACAATAGTTCATTCGATTGTGTTCAAGAGAACGAGGATGATTGGGTATCTAGTTTCCTCGGTTCTGAATATGATGTAGTCAATTCACTTTATTAAATATGTCAGAGTCAACTTCCTATCATATCTACTACGATGATAAAGTTCTATTCAAGAACTTGAGTCTAGAAGAGTTCACATTGATCTGGAAGAAACTCTATCGGTCATACCATACTGATAGTATTACTTACTCAATTTGTAAGGATGACTTATGTACCTTAGAACAGAGTTATTAAATGAGAGTCAGACTGGAACCTCGAACAGGTAATCGAGAAGCACAAGAAATGTTCAGGTATCATTTACATCGTGATGGTTATGTTCATGTGAGCGAACGTCTCGATAGATGGTATGTTTTTCACCCAAATTCCAATACAGGTTTTTGGGTACACCCAACAAAAGACCCTAATTGGATTGTACACAAATGAATCCCTACAAAGTCATCTACTGGAAGGACGGTTCACTTGATCGCAAAGAGATCATCACCTTTGGTGAAGAGTCCACCGCTAACTTGATGGACTTGTTTGAAGAGAACATTAATTATGATGTACATTGTGTGAAATCCCAGACATTACTGACTAAATAGTATCAGTCACCGCATGGTACACTGAGGAGAACAAGATGCTCTAAAACTCCATGATATTATGGAAATCAAATTCAACAAGTGAGGTTTAATGCACAACATCTTTA